CTCATCTACTGCGCGGACTGTGATGAGTGCCTCACGCGTCACAGGTGCGCGTGCTCAGCCCTAGGTTTCGCCGCCGCTAGCAATGTGCTTGAAGCCTTAACGACGCGCTACGGGTTCAGGCCGCGAGATGAGCGAGAGGCCTTGCGGGTCGCAGAATGGCACGCCGGGCATTTCGGGAGAGGCGGGGTGATAGCGCGCCTCAACACGCGAACGTACGCGCCTTTCGCATTAGTCTACGGCCCTACGATGGGACTGGTCTACATATTGGAGGATGATAACTTAATCGTCTGTCGCTCTGAAGGCCTGCCCAGGAGGCCTGGGCAGACGGCACCGCCTTCGCTGTTGATGCCGCGACCTTTCGTCGTCGACTCTCCAGCACCAGAAGTGCCCGCGCCGCGACGTGACCGTATCGCCCGCTTCCTGAGGTCGCGCCCGCTGCTTGGCCGTCTAGCCTTCGCAGCATCAGCCGTGATGGGTTACATCGGCTTCTTCATCGAGTCGCTCGCCCTCTGGCTGCTTGCGATGCTCCCACTCGCTGCAGGGCGCGGTTATTTGCGTGGTCGTTACAAAGCGACGTGGGCGCCCCAAGCAGACATGAGGCCAGGCGCGGGTCACGACGGGGCACGCATAATTGGCCTGGGCGACCCTGTCCTTGGCCCGGTGCCGGACCCAAAGGAGCTCATGAGGGCGGTCCTCGAGGATCTCAGAAATAGGGCCCCCCCGACAATCGTCAGGGGTTCAATAGCTTTACACACGCGCAGGATGGCATTGCTGCCGCGGGAAACGACCTGGACTAAGCAGCGTGCAGAGCGATGGAAAGCGGTATTCGGTGTGCCTCAGGCGCTCGACTCCGCCACAACGCTAACCCCTGAGCGGGAAGCAGCTTCGATCGGGCGCTACGGCCTTGTGAGTAGGGAACTTGACGAGGCGAGTGACGCGATATCGCGCGCGCGCGTCGCAATGCAGCAGGCGTACCCGCATTTCTTCGAATCTGCACAGTTCACGACGGCGGAGCAGGTGCAAGGGACGATCGTGAAGAAGTATGGTGCCGGCGTCTGCATTGAAGGGGCACGCGTCAATGACCAGGCCCCCCTCCCATCATGGAGCCGTCGCCTCGCCGGAGGCGGCCCCATCAGGACGCGTAGGGATATGCAGAACGTGGGGTGGTTGAAGGCAATCGGCGACATGGCCCTCGACGACCTGCGCGCTGGGCGCGCAACGCACGCGGTGCACGGCACGTTCCCGAAGGCCTATCTCCTGGATGCCAACGTTCTTGAGAACGCGATGAAGATGCGCACCATAGTGCCGCTCTACCTCCTCGACTATTTCAAGCACATGATGATCGATCAGTCGCTCAACAAGCGTGCGAAACATCACTGGTTGTCTGTGCCCTACAAGATTGGCATGCCGCAAAACGGCACGGGTTACAATGCAGTTTTCTCGCAAGCCAGGGATTACGAGAGGCACGTAGAGTTCGACTTCACGCAGGCAGATGCTCATTTCGGTAGAGCAGTTTGCATGGCAGTCGCCGATGCCCGCGCGCATGCCTTTAGAGGGCACCCAGAGGCCGACCGACTTAGGGCTTGGTGCCGCGCCAACAAGGAGGCGCTGCAGGAAGGCGCGATATACAGCTATGCCACTGGGGAGCTCTACCCGAAGCGGCGAGGTTTCAGCACGGGCAGCACATCGGTATCGCTAGACAACAGCATGGCGGTACTCATGACTCTTGTGGCAGGCATCGCCGCGGTGACCGACAAGGACGCACCCGTGCCTGCGAAGCCGCCCTCGCTCCCACCAGTGCCTGAAGCTCCGCCCCTGGTGCCAGCGGGGGCGCCTGTCGTTCCACCACCCCCACCGATTGCGCCACCAACGC